TTGTTCGAGCATGGTGTTGGTGGGTTAGATTTCTTCGGGTTGGGGCAGTAGCGGGAGGACTTGAGACATTGGGAGGACTTCAACGGCTGGGAAAAGCTCGGCGGGCAGATGCGCGAACCCGCCGGAGTAAAGCCCGCCGGGGCCGACTTCGGTCAGCAAATCCGCGCAGAGCATTTTGCGGCCATCGACCAGATCGACGGGCGAGGCGACATGGCGCGGGTTGCCATGCTCGCTCTGCACGGCGGCGAGTTGTGTGGCGAGTTCGGGCGAGAAGACGAGCGCGAGGTCTTTGGTGGCCTCGTAGCTCACGGGCTGTTGGATGAGGTCGGCGAGTGTCATGGGATGGCGGCGGCGAGGGCGGTCATGAGGGTGCTGACGCGGGAGTTAAAAGTAGACAAAGACAAAGATTCCCCGACGGAGTAAAATGCAATTCTTGCAGTTACACGGTGTGCACTGAGAGAGCCAAAAACACCGATGGCTTCAGACAATGGGGTAAGTGACGCGCTTGAAGCGGTGCCCGTAACTCCTGCCGAAATTACAGAATAATTCGCGGATGAAGAACGACTTAATCCGTGAAGCCCAGTATTTGCAGCGGCAGGCATGAGTGTTGAGTTTGTGTTCATGTTTACAGCATGAATGATCCCTGTTGGCGGAGTCCCTACATTCACGGCAAAAAAAGTTTTGCCGGACCGGTTATTGTGGGTCCCTATGAGCAAGTTCCCGCTAGTTGCGTTGCTTGCAATTCTCTCACTGACCCAGCATGAGATATGCTTTGAGTTTTGCGGGTCGGAATTATTGTTTCTGTTTGTATTTAAGACCTTTGTTGAGCCGTTACTTAATAATCCTGTTTTCCGGTTGTAATCGCCAGATACAAAATTGTTATTTGTCGGAGCGGATCCGACGAGTGGGACGAGAGCGCCGGGGAGCGTGCGCGCTCCTGCGAGAATGCAGGAGGCTTTGAGGGCGCTCCAGATGCCGTCGGATTTGCAGCCGAGGATGAATGATTCGACTGCTGTAATGACGCCAGACTCTAGCTCTTGGCCGTCGGCTCGTTCGACGGCCAGCAGATAAGCGTTCGCGTCGTTATCGTCCGAAACGCGGCGCATCGAGGTTGGCACGCGCAGCGGGGAGAGTTGGCCGTAGAGTGGGCTAATCATAATTCAAATTCCCCTTGTTCGACCACGCGCCGGTGGCGCTGGATTCGCTGCTGGTTGTTCCTGCTGTGTTGAAGATGGTGCGGGAGATTTCCCAGTTCGGGCTGTCATACACCGAGCCGGTGGACGGGAAGTCCGAGTAAAGGAGGAAGCCGAGGAAGGTGGTGGTGCCGTCGCTGGAGAGGTCGAAGGCCCAGACGCGATCGGGTGCGTCTTTGGTGCCTGCTAATTTATACACCTGTCCCGTGCTGGGGTTGCGCGAGTAGAGTCGGCGGTCGGCGTGGTTCACGCAAATCTCGCCGAGGGCGAGGTCGGTCGTGCTCGGGATGCGCCCGGTGACCGTGCTGCGTTTTGGGATGATTTGTGGGTTTGCCATGTGGCGGTTTTTGTTTTGCGGAGTTTTGACCCCCCGCGTGGCGGAGCGCTATGGAGCGCCCCGCCGGGGTTGGGTTAGGGACTAGTAGCTGCCGCCATCGATGGTCTGCTCGAGGCTGGACAGTCTCGACTCGATGTCAGCCACATCTGCCTCGACTGCGTCCAGGCGGGAGTCGGCGCTGGCTCCTTCGAGAGCCGTGATGCGGTTGGAGAGCGAGGTGTCGGCTGTCGCGCGAGTCGAGCTTTCCGAATCCAGATTGGTCTGGACTGCGGCGATGTCGGACTCGAGGCCGGACACATCCGAAGCGCGGGCAGCGGCTTCGGCGGAGACTGCGGCGATGCGCGCGGACTCTTCCGAAACGATATCGGCTTCCGCTGCGGTGACTCGTGTGGTCAACGCGCTGAGGTCGCTCGAGACGGTGTCGATGTTACCCTGCAGGCTGGAGTCGCCTGCGGTGCGTGCGGTCTCTTCAGCGGCGATGTCGTCGTTGATAGAGAGGATGGCGGCTGCCAGGGCGTTGTCGTTGGTCAGATCGACCGAATTGATCAGGGTGACGATTTCCGCGAAACTATCCTTGTCGGCCTGTGAGGCAGAAAGGATCGCATCGATGCGGCCTTTCTCGGTCGAGATTTTGCCGTCCAAAGCGGTGTCGGCTGCTTCCAAAGTGGAAACGGCGCCGCTGATCGCGGACTGGCGGGCGGATGTCTCGGCGGCGATGTCGTCGGCGAGGTCGCTTTCGGCTCCTTGAGCGCGGGAAATTTCCGCATTGAGGTTCGTGGTGAGCGTCGAATCCGCTGCTTCGCGTGCCGATTGCTCGCTTGAAACGGCGCTGTCAACATAGGTCTTCTTGGCGAAGACATGCTCGCCGCCGATGGCGAGGACGCCTTCGGCTGTGCCTACAAAGAGGCTTTTGTTCAGTGTGTCGATTGCCAGCTCGCCCGTCTGAAGACTGACGGGAGCGCCGGAACCGCGTTTGATTTTGATGATTGGATTGGCCATGGCTAATTAGGTGGTGGTGGTGGTTTTGGTTGGGCTGTTCGTGGGTGGGTGATTGTCAAAAATTGCCCGCGTCGATCACGGGGATCATGAGTGCGTAGGCGCTCGCGGAGGGCGACCAGCGGTAGGGCATCCCCTCGTCGAGGGCCATGTAGAGGCGGTCCGGTTTCCCGACGCTCGGAAAGCTCGAGCGGCTCGGGTATTCGACGATGACGGCGGGGAGCGTGAGGTCGAACGATGAGAGATCGAGCGTCTGCCGGATGTTGGATTCGCTGATCGTTGTCATGAGTAGGCGAGAGTCTCCCGGTTAGCCCACGAGCCGACGGCGGTGGCGGTGGCGAGAATTTGGCCTGCGGCGTTGAGGGTGCTGCGGCGGATGGTCCAGCTTGTGGCGGTCTCGGGCAGGGCTGGCGCGGCGGGGCGGTTGGCGTTGAGGAGGCGTCCGCTGTAGGTCGTGAGGCCGTTGGCGGATTGGTCGAACGCGTAGATGTAGAGGGTGGGATCGATGGGGCGCTGGACGGTGCGGAGTCCAAGAGCGGTGCAGGAGATTTGCATTCCGGCGCTCGGGGCGGGGTCGAAGGTGATCGTGCCGGTGGCTTCGCTGACGAGGTAGTCGGTGCCGGGGGTTTGGGTGACGCCGTTGAGCGCGACGAGCACATGCTCGGGGTCGGAGCTGACGAGGCCGTCGATTGGGAAGGTGACGCTGGTGCCGTCGCCGATGCGGACGGTGGTGTTGATTTGCAGGCCGGGGGCCGATGCGATGATGTAGCTCGAGAGGCCGGTGATCTCGGTGGCGTCGTGCGTGTGGCCGATGGGGGATTTTCCGTCGATCTGGGTCTGGAGCGATCCGATGCTGGCGGCTGCTTCGGCGATGCTGTCGAGCGCGGCAGGGTCCAGATTCGCGGTTAGATAATCGATCCGCGTCGAGAGCGCGGCATCTCCTGCGATGCGTGCATTTTGCTCCGTGGTCAGGTCGGCGCTGCGGGCGATGGTGGCGGCGAGGCGGGCATCTGGCAGAGTGCCGGTGGTGAGGAGCGAGGCGTTAGTTGTCGGCGGCGCGGCGGCGACGACTGCGGCCGCGAAGTCGGTGATCTTTGTGGAAAGGTGAGGCTCGGGGGGGAATTCGGTCGGCTTGCCGGTGATGCTGTCCCAATCAGTGGCGAGCGGCGTGACGGTGCCGGTCGAGTCGATGGTGGCAAAGTCTCCGTTGGGGAGGAGATAGAGTCGGCGGCCGTGGTCGGGCTTTTGCGGAGCCTGCGGGTCGATGCCGAAATTTATGAATCGGACGAGATTGCTCATGGTGCGGTCGGGGCGGCCATGAAGCCGATTCCGTTGTTGCTGCTTTGCGCGAGAAAGGCTTGGCGGGTTCGCAGGGGGGTCATCCACTTTGTGTGGTCTGTGCCTGCTTCGGCTTCGGCCTGGGTGGCTTTGCCGTCGGGAACGGCGGCGGGGGTGCCTTCGGTGCCGAGGATGACGGAGTTTTGGATTTCGACCTGGAGGGTGGCGGTGCGGAGGGCTTGCGTGGGGGCAGTCCACTTCACCTCCAGGAAGGCGGGGATGCTGTCGGGAGAAGATGAAAAGGCGGCTTCGACTGGCTGGGTGTTGAGATCGAGGATGGTTTGGCCAGGAGCCGCCAAAGCTAAAAAATTGGAGTCGGAGAACGAGGACTTGAGCGCGACGGTGGTCTGCGTGCCGGGGATCGCGGAGATGGCGACGCCGTTCTCAACGAAAATGACCTCGAGCGGCACTTGGTCGCGGCGCTTGAGCACGAGCGTCTGCAACGCGACATTGCTCGCGGCGGACTTCACGAAGCGCCGGTTTTTTTGATCGAGGAAAAGTTTCATGCCGCTCGAGCGAGCGGCGGGTGTCAAATCGGGCGGCTCTCCGAGCGTCTCCTAATGCGGAGAGCGGAAGGCGGAGGGCGGAAAGATGCGGTTAGGTTTCCGGTTTCAGCGCTCCGGTTTCCGGTCTCGGCACGGCTTCCCATTTGCCAATCGGGCAGCGCTCGGTGGCCATGCGGATCTTCGCCCAGGTGCTGCATCCGCACTTGTGGCAGCGGCCGGTGCCTCCCATCGCGGCGGCATCCCACTCCGGGCAGGCGCGGCAGGTGGCTTCGCGGGCGGCGAGGATATAGGGCGGGGTGGCGGTGAAGCCGCTGGATGTCCAGTTGAGTAGGGATTTGCCGAGGCTGGCGGCTTGTTGCGGGAGGCTGGGAGGGTTGGCTTTGAGCTTGGCGGCGTGCTCGGGCGTGTTCTCGCCGCGTGATACGCAGTAAGCACAGACGCCTGCGCTAGGGCGTCCGCCGTGCAGGCCGAGTCCGCATGAGTTGACCCGCTCGGAGATTGGCTTGGCGTGGGCGCAAGTCATCCGATAATGACAACAGATGTAGTTTGAGTGGGGGTGCAGGTCGTAATTGTATCAGGCGCGCCTAACTCTTCATTCCATTCCCCGAACTCCTGTTGACATGACTCTCCCGTTTCAAAAATTATGTGCGATCCAAATAGAGCCGAAAGCGGAACCGTTATTGATCCGCTCCAGTTCGCATAAAAATCGGAACCATTCCCTCCGTAACCTCCTGAAGTTATTGTGGCCATGCATTGATCACCTTGCTTTCCAATACCAAAAAAAGCAAAGCGCGTAAAACTATACTGTCTTTGTGAAATACCAGCCCCGCAAAAACTCGAATTGCCTGACAAAAAAAGATAGTTTCCTCCCATTTCGTCATCTATGATTTCATCTCCAAAGTTTGTGAAAGGCGGGACAATAAGGAAATAGCTGTCCACAAGTTCTCCGCCTGTTGGTTGGTGTATAATTCTTAAGGCAGAAACCCCTGTTATCTCTTCAAGGGTTTCACAACCAAGACATGAGCCATTACCCCCACAACACCCGCACTCGACCGCGCGGAGGCCTTTGGGCGAGTCGGTCTTGATCTTGATCTTGCCTGCGGATGTTCGACCGAGGGTCATCAGCATTCCTCCGTTGAGATCCATTGCAGCGCGCCGTCCACCGAGCCGAGGACATGGGTGCCGGATGTGGGCGGTTCTGGGATACCGGATTCCCACGAAAGCTCCCCGCCCTTAGCGGTAAGTTGTTGCGGATTGGCCCCGCTGGGCACGGCGGGGATATTGAGCTTTCGCGCTAGGTGTCCGCCTTGGCCGGTGGTGGATTTGATAAGCGAGTCATCCACATCCAGCGCGGCAAAGACGAAGTTTTTATCAAGGTCCGACGCGCTGATTTGGTATGGGTAGCCACCTGCA